TGATCTTGTTCCAGAGTTTGGAGAGTGCGGATGTGATGAAGTCAATCATTTGGTTTTTCCTAGTTACAAAAGAATCAGTAATCCCCAGGCAAGCCAGCCAGGGGCTGCTGTGGCAAGTGCATCAAGCCATTCAACCTGGCCTTCTTTGCGAATCCACTGCTGACCTTCGTACAGCACGCCAATCATCGTCGTGGTGTACGCAAGGAACGCACCCAGGACCAGCGCTTCGTAATAGAGCAGCGCAGGCAAGGCGCACAGCATGGCGATGACGCCAAGGGCGAGGTGGAGGAGCTTGTCGCGGGGGATCATGCTGCAACTTCCATTACAGTAATCGTTGAAGTTCCTCCCGATATGTTGGCTAATGCCCCGCCAGCGCCGGTTTTCTGTATTTGAATTTTGTACGTCAATGCTGACGTGCTGCTTGGGGCGTCCATATACGTTGCGCCAATCCCACCAATCGCCAGCTCTGTAGTAACGGCCCCCGCATAACCGGCTTCTTTTTCAATATCAAGAAGTGCCGTCGCTCCGCGGTTAATGCGTGCCTGAATACTGGTTGTGGCTCCAGTCACCGCCAATCCATTCACATTGGCAGTGACCAATATTTTGCTATTTTTGCTTAGTGGCGTGATAGTTGCGGACACCAAATCTGCATAGCTGGTGGTAAGAGTTGTCTGCGTTGAATAAGTTGCGGTAACAACTTGCAACACCCCGCCCGCTTTGCCACTCCCAGGGTCTGAACCAATCCCGTTGGTGTTGGCGTTGTTGAACTTATTTACACCGGGAAAAACGCGAGAGGTAGCATCGCAAGACCAGAATGGGCCTGCAATTGATGAACCATTGTTCCCAGCGAACATGGCCACTGTGCTATTGACCAAATTTCCAATGGCGGTAACTGTCCCGCCACCTTGCACTTGATTGCCCCACATGCTGACGTTTGTTACGTTCGTTAAACGGAAACATCTATCTGTTGCGGTGTTTGCAACTAGATCAATCTCGTTATCGTAAAAATTCAGGCAAGCGATTGTTTCGGACAAGGGGGTGTCGTTTGTGTCAACAATTGTCAATTGTTGATTATCTTGCCCATTGAATGTGTTTGCCCTGAACGTAAGCATATCAATGCCTTCGTCTTTGACATAAACAACAGTGTGTCCGCCAGCAGAATTGCTTTCAATAACATTGTTTTCAAACAGGATTGGCGTGATGCCGTTGCCAGTTCCCTTGCCATCAATAAGCAAGAAATTAGGCGCTGCGTTCTGAATTGTGCAATTCTTTACAACTGAGTAGCCAAATTCATTGCCATCGGAGTACATGACACTGCGAGAAAAGCGGGTGGCACCGCTTCCAAGGACAAATGAACAATTGTCCAATACCATGTGCATCGCCGTAGTCAGCAACCAAACATCTGACGCTGTGCCGAAGTTTTCAAACGCGATGTTGTAGAAACTGAAGTATGTGCTTTGCACATCAAACATTGATGATGCGCCACCATGCCAGCGAAACGTCACGGCTGGGAGATCAGAACCTTGCTGCGCGGTAGCTGTTTCCCCAACAAAAGCAATGCCGCGTGTTCCGCCAGCGCCCAACGTAATGGTCGATTGGATTCGATAGATGCCAGTTGGAAAATACAAACTGGTTTGAGAGGCCGCTTGGCACGCTGCAATAGCCGCCGTTATGGCCGCCGTATCGTCAGCCCCCCCATCGCCCACCGCTCCGAAGTCTTTCACACTCACAACATCACGCAGCTTGCTCTGCACAGTGCGCAGCTGCGCACCTGTCCCAGCCTGCAAGAATCCAACCAAAGATGAGCCTGAAGATGATGCAAGCGCAGTGGTCAGATTTGAATCAGAAGTCGCATCCAACACACTGAACACCACCCGGCCCTGCCGGTCTTTCACCGTCATTGAGAAGTCATCAGCAGCCGTATAAATCCGCGCAGGCGTGCCACTGCGCACAAGGTAGCCGTTCAGCGTGCGAAGCGGCTGCGCGGCTGGAATGGTGCCGGCATCGTCCCAGTAGATCGCAATGGGGCTGGTTTCCGGGTTTGCGTTAGCCGTGCCGATGTAAACGTAGCCATCATCAAGTGGCGAGCCGTTCGTGTCGAACAACTGCTGGAATGGGGATTGAATTTGGAGCATGGTAGGCCTTGCTGTTCAATGGATTGGGGGGATTAGGGCTGCACTTGCGGTTCAGCGGCTTGCGCTGTGGCTTGCATGGAGTTTTGTAGCCATGCGATGCGAGCATCAAGATCAACAGGTATTTTGACTGCATCCGCAAATTTTTTGAATGAGCGAGACTTTGCAGTTGCACGCAAAGCCTTGTTACTTGGATTTGATGATTCAATCACCAATTTTTGAAACTCAGGAGATGCAAGTAACTCATCAGCAGCTTTCAGCGTATTTGGTTTGCCTTTGGTAAGAGCCGCCGTAATACCGGATGCAATGCCAGCACCTGGCAAACCAACAGCCGTTGTTGCAGCCTCAATAGGCAAGCCAATAGCAGCGCGTTTTGCAACGCCATAGATGTTGGCGAGCAAATTATCTGCTCCTTGCAACTCTTGCTGCACAGCCTGAATTCGTCCAGTTGTAATGCGTTCTCTTGTTGCTTTGCTTGCATTACTAGAAACTCTGTACAGATCAGAAAGCTGTTTTCGTGCAGATTGTGGCAAGTTTGTCATCAATGCAGCATAGGCTTGTTTATTTTGCAGCAAGCCCTCATACCATTTTGCGTAAGTATTGAAATTCAACTTTCCATTTTGCGTTGCCTTGCCAAAAGCTGTATTCAATGCCGATGCGACTACCATCTGACGGCTATCTTTTGGTATTGCAGTCAAAATTTTAGATAATTTTTCTGCATCTCCTTTTGAGAGTGACATTGTTGCCGACTCCAACTTGCCAACTAAGCTTTGGTCAAGTTGTTTACCAAACAATGCGACCATATCATCTTCAAAGCCTTTGCGCATATTCACAAGACTTTTGGCCAACCGATAGCTTTCTCCTTGTCCTACGGCCTGAGCAATGGAAAATTGATCTGTATCTATCAATTCGTAAAGTTTCTTTGCAAGTCCAGTATCAGCGTCAGCAAATGGGCCTGATTGTCTTGATGCTGCACCTACATCTCTACGAACATCATCAATCAAGGCATAAGTTGGTTGACGTGTTCCGATTACATTTCCAGCTTCGTCTGTAATAGGTTTCGGCGTCAATTTATTGCGTACCATCTTTTCAAGAGATGATAAATTTTCAGCGCCATCAAGATCATCTGCGCGTTTTGACAAAAAATCTAACACGTTTGCAGCATCGCCACGAGTTTGCAAAGGCACTTTTTGACGAAGTGCATCATATGCTGAATCTGCTTGCTTCGACAAATTATTGACTGTTGTATCAAGTTGCCCACGAATAACTGAATTCAATTTGCTTAAATCTGTCGTTCCACCTATTTCAGCGATCAGTCTATCAGCGCGTTCTCCTACAAGATTCAAGCCTTCAATTTCAGCAGCTCTTGTTTGACTTCCTGGAATTGATTTTGCAGCCTGTGCAAGTTCTCGATATGCTTGGCTAGTTGTCAAGTGATCTGGTTGCAAATACTCATCAATGCCAAGCCTTTGTGCTGCTTGTAGAACTTTTGGGTCTATTTCAGCCTTCTCTGCCAAAATAGACGTGGCTTTTTTCGCTCCAAAGCCGCCTTCTGCTGCTTTTCTTGCCAACATCGTTGGCGTTTCTTCTGCGACTTGTTCAATGGCTTCAGTAGCAGCCAACGGAGCCGCAGATCCAGCCGTAGGAGCAGCCGCCATCGGTGCTTGCTGCGCAGTGCCAGCAGCCTCAGCACGCGCAGCCTGCGCTTGCATACGCTGCGCCAGTTCTTCAGCCGGTGGCCGAACGATTGAGACTTGCGGCTGTGGCACTGCTGGGGCAGCCGCAGCCCTTCCTGTAACCGCTCTGACGCCGCGCTGAATAGCCGGGGCTGCGCGTTGGATAATTTGACCGGCTGGGCCTAAAGCTCCTGCAACTGCCACTTCTGCCGGATTGAATTCTCCGCCAGTTCCAGCTTGCGTTGCCTCAATCACGGCTTGCGTTGCAGCAGCGCCGCCAATAGCTCCTGGAATCGTTGCAGCTCGTCCAGCTGGTGTGAATGCGGCCAATCCGCCGATTGCGCGAGGAATGTCACCAACAGCAAACCCTGGAGGAATTACGTATTCCTTTTGATCTACTGATGACTTGAGTATGAAATTCCCTTTAGCATCTTGTCGCACGCCAACATCAGGAAAATTTGCTTTCAGAATGTTGACGGTTTCTTGTGGATTGGAAAGCAAAGTCCCAAGAGCCGTTTTGAACGATGCCACGCTCATTTGATTGAGTTCTGGCATTCCAGTCCACTCTGGCAATGCTTGACTCTCAGGCGTTGCGCGCCTGGAGCCAGTGATCATTTCACCAATGCTCTCAAGAATGCCTAGATTCTGAGTTTGTGGCGCGGCAGGTGCCTGAGCTTGTGGTTGTTGTTTCAACCATTCTTCAGGCGAAAGTGTAGCTTTTGTTGCAGATGCCACTGCCGCAGGAACTGGCGCGACTTTCTGTTGTTGCTTCAGCCATTCTTCTGGACTCATTGCGCCCCCAAAGATTGTTTATATGCATTCCATTGTGCATCGTTCATTTGAGCTGGTCTTGTATATGTTTTGCCAGTTTTTGGGTCTTGAACACGATTTGCAGGCATTGGAGTGGTTGACAAAAGCAAATCAGCAGTTTGGCTTCCTCTTGCTTTTGCTCCCTCAAGCATTTTTTTGCCTTGGTCATATTGTGCATTTGCTGCGCGTTCGCTCACCTTGAACAAAGTTTCCAACTCTTTTGGAGACATAGTAATATCTCCTGATTTTGCGCGCATTAAGAGTTTTTGCTCACCTTCTGTAATTTGCCCTTGGCCAGCCAAAGACCCTCGTGCATCTAATGTTTGTTGCGCCAAACCTTGCACAAGTGTTGCTGTATCTTGCAATGCTTTGTCACCAGTAAATCCCAAAAGATTTGCAACACGAGCACCTGTCAATCTAATTTCAGCACCTGGGCCAGTGATTGCATTTGAAAGTGCGGCTTTGTATTCTGGAATTTTGTCAAGTTGAGACGCGGCAGAAATCATTTTTTCTTGATAAGCCGGCATCAATTTGGCAACTTCTGCCATGCCCGTTTTATCAAGCAAATTGTCAATTTGAATGTTAGTGACTGGTGTAGGAGGCTTTTTTACCTGTTGTATTTTCAAATACGCATCTTTTTGTGCTTGTGTTGCTTTTGTCCACCATTGCGCCATTTGTGCATCATCAGGAATACCAACAAATGCTTTTTTGGATTCTGCAATGTCAGCCTCCGCAGCCGCTTTCCGCTGCTCCACCGGCTTCTTAATCGCTTCGTATGCGTTATTTACAAAATTGCTGCCCTTGTCGCCAAAGCCCATTAGGGTAGTGGCCAAGCTAACTTGTGCGAGTTCTGGTGATTGGCTGAGTGCTTGACGAGAAGCCTTCAGTGCCTGCAATGATTTCTGGTCAGGATTTGGCGAGTTTTCCATTGCCTT